ATATATTCTCATTTGCAGAATTGTAGATTAAAAATTTAAAGTCTTTATTAACCATACCTAAGCGGCTCCTTTACGTAAAGTCACTAGCAATTACTTCTTTCAAGTTTTTTATTTATCGTCAGAGCTACTCCTTATGCAAAAATTGCAAATTGCTTTTTGAGGCCTAGAACATATTTAAAGTTTATAGTCGTTGCTTATATATTTTTGGACTTCGGTGGCGATATTATCATCAACTGTTTCAAAAAATTTATCCAATGTTCCTGATAGTACCATTGCAATAGAGACTATTGTTTCAAGCTTGGGAGTTGTTTTCCCTGAAATGATATTTTGGATGGTTGTTGTGGAAAGGTCACTTTTACGAGCTAGTTCAGGTATTGAAATCCCATGTTTGATGGAAAGTTCTATTATTCTTCTTATGATCCAAGCGTTTAATTCCTGTTGTAGGTTCATAATTTATCCTTTTTTATTTTAGTTGTTTTTTATTATGCTATTACCACTAGCATAAAGAGCAATCATTATACCTATCACCAAAGCTGTAAGCAGTGCATATTCTTTGACTGATAAGGATTGTTTATATTTTATTGCTCGGTAAATACCTTTGGCGCAAATAGCGCATAAAACACCGAAGAGAAAAATTGCAAATAAAATATTGATCATTTATTTTCAGATTTTTGCTTTTCTTGGAACTCATAGGCTAAGTTCATAAATTTCATTATGGATTCACCCCATGTACCTGGTATTACTGCTTCCCAAAGACCGGGTACTTTTTTTGTGTATATAACATCACCAGAAGAGTTATATACAACATCAGATAATGTTCTAAGTTTTCTTTTGTCTAAATTGTATTCCCAAAGGCTTTTAGTAGAAGTATCATCTTTGGCAGTATAAGTTAGAACCCATACTCTAGTTATTCTGTCAGAGTATTCTTTTTCGAATTCCATTGTTTGAGCATCTAACCAAAATCCAATTTTATCATCAGAGCCAATCCAAAACCATCTATCAGGATCAGGCTGTTCAAAAGCACTGCAGATGGAAGAAACTGATAACATCAGAATAAAAACTAACGCCAGTATCTTTTTCATATGTCAGGACCTCCTGAATTTTTGAAGTTTTTCATAAGCTGTATGTATTCATGTTGGTATAATCCATCTTTTTGAATGATATTATTATATGATTTTGTCGTAAAAGAGTTGATTTCTATCAGAGCATCATAATTATTTATGCTGCAATATTTTTTGCATTCAATAATTGCTTGAGTAATATTTTCTTTTTCTATTAACGCCTTTATAAGCTCAATATGGATTCTTACGACAGAAATATTGTTATCGTTAACTCTAGAATCATAAAAATAGTTTTCTATTTTGCGTAATCTTGCTTCTTTTTCGGCGTCGCCATCATAACCAACTGTAGTGAACATTGCAAGTTCACATCTTCTAAAACTGTCATAAAGCATGGTTCTTATAAATTTTTTATCAGTATATCTAAATGGCATTGATAATGGATAAATATTCTGATGAATATCAAATAGACAATGATGTAATTTTTCTGCACAGTGAATTACTATTTCATAATCGGATGGAAATCTACAATGGTTTTCGATTTGATGAACATAATTTAATGCTAATTCAATTTGATACATAATTCTTTCTTTAGAATTGTAGTTATAAAATTTACCTAGAAAGAAAATAATTATGGTTGCTGCTATACTGCCAAATATACCAATTGTTAGATTCATAAAAAATGTGAAAATAGTGTCTTGGAATAGTGAATCTATCATTTTAGACCACGTTGTTCTAACATATAAACTTTATCGTTTTCAAACATAATTCTTACTAAAGCACCGTTATCTTCCCAATAGTAATGCTCTAGTTTACGATGACCGATTAAAGCCGTGTTACTCTCGTTTGAATTGGTCAATTGACCCGGCATTTTAAATAAGCTGGCTACTTTCAAATAAGAGTCTCCTTTATGAATTTTTTTGAAATTATTTAGATTTAATTCATATGTACCTTTTCCAAAAATTATTTTTGATGATTCATTTTCGTATTTAAGTTTGTTGTCAAATATATTGGTGTATATGAATTCCAAATCAGTCATAAAATTTTCGTGATTTATTTTGGTTTTGTCTTTTAATAATGCCATGTGTTTAAATAAATCGTTAAAGGAGTCTATAAGGGTTAGCAGAGATTGTTTTTGATTTTCTAAATCGGAAGATAACTTTTCGGATTGCAATTTTTCTTTTAGTTTAGATATTTTAGGAATATACTTAGAGTCAATAATTTGGGCAAACTCAATATCTAATTCTTCTGCATCGTTATATTTTTCTCTGAGTTCAGCGAGAGTTTTTTCATAGTCGGAATATATTTTTTTCGCAGGCTGGTAATACTCTTTGTCTATTCGTTGAGCTTCCTCTTTTGAAGAGGGGCCACCACATCCGACAACTAAAAATGTTAATAATAATGTAATAAGAATAAATACATTTCTTTTGAAATGTTTCACAAGACTCATCCCCTAATAGATTTTATTTAACATTCAATTGTTATTGGCTAATTAATTCGTTTATTATTTGGTGAACTATCATTGGATCAGGACGGCGATCTTTTATCAATGATTTGAGCTGTTCGGCATCAAGATTATGACTGTATGAGA